TAGTCACACTTTCCTGTGAAGATGCATTAGTTACAGGTGATTGAAGTTCACACGTAAACGTCACCTTGTGCGTATTATCTGATCCAGTGTCTTGACTAACAGTGTAGGTATATCCGAATGTTACAATACCGATGTCGTCTGTATCAAGGGTGTATGTTTGGTTTACACCTGTGCGATACCAAATACGAATGATGCCACGAGGAATGTCGCTGAATACTCCGTCACCAAATTGAATATTGACGTTGTCTTGGTCCATTGTTTTGACTGTGTATAGCTTGCGATTGTCTTGGCGAATGTTATTAAATACTGTGTTTGCTCCAAACCCACTATCAATCTTTGTCCATGTGTCTTGGATTTCACCAGCAGTGTTAATTTCCTGAACCCAGATGTCGCTGTTATTGACATTGGTGGCTGATAAGTCAACCACCAAGTTGGAAATAGCGGTTGTGGCGTTGACGTCGGTGAATTGTAAATTACCTTGCTTGAACCCAACGAAAAAACCAGTGTCTTCACTGCCGATGCCTTGTCCATCATTCTTATAAACAATGTCAAAACTTTTATTTTGGTCTGGGGCGGTTTCGAGTAATACGTTGGAAGAATTGTCGATTTCTAATCCATGAATTTCAAAGTTACCACTATTGCCATTTACCTTGCCTTGGACACCAAACACCACATTGTGACCAGCTTCAATGCTTGTCGCATAAATGTCATGCTTGATGTTACCGATGCGCGACGTATCGGTTGGTCGGCCAAATTTGTTGACATTGCCTAGAACTTCATTCATAATAAGCAAGAAATTCTGGTAGTTATCTTCGAAGTCGACGGTAGTATTCTTAAGGGTACGTCCATTGATGTCGTACACGTCTTGTGTGGTACGGATGCCAGTTACCTTGAGTTGACCTCGCGCAGGCTGGTGACGGCTTGGAGTGTATCCTAAAAAGTCAGCAATACGCAAAACGCTCGCGCGGCGTTCGGCTGTGCTCAAGAAGTTTTCGCGACCTGTTTGGTCAATTCTGAAGGCTAATGAGTGTGCGAGAAACGACAGTGTTTCAATCAGCGCCACAAATTCAGAACTTTGAATCCAGTCATTGAAGTTTTCAGGATATTGTTGCTGGATATAATCTACCAATGCACCACGGATGGTGTCATAATCATAGGCTTGGAAATTCGCCTGCTTGAAACTATCGTAAACTACTCTGTAATCTTCTGCTGCGAACAGATTTCTTTGTCGGATGCTTTGTGCCATGTGTTAAATCTCTTCTGTGCTAGTGTATTTTAATACCAATTGTTCTTGACTCAAGTCGGGAACATAACTTAGTTGAATCTTGATAGTCAATGCGTGCCCGATTGCGTCAATTTCATAATCTATCAGTCGCCATCTAGGGTCCAAATCAATAATTGTGCGGACGTCTTCATCTGCGGTGTCAATTACTAATTGGTCTAACTGCTCAAATATCAATTCTGGTAGGATGCTGCCAAACGACGGTTCTCCTAACCGCTCACCACGGCGGGTGTAAAAATGATTTAATAGATCACGAATTGCCAAGTCCTTATCTTCTAGGACATTGGTTCCTGTTCTTTTTCCGTATGTTGAGAAGCCTACAAATGTTACCATACTGTTATTTATGTGACTGAAAAGTGCCTTTTGGTATTGACAATACAGATAATGTACCTTATAATTAACGACAAAGGATATACAATGGCTGAGAGTGATATGCAATCTGTAATGACGGAGACAGGCGCGGGCGACAGGTGGTGGCGCAATAATTTCATCAGACTTCACCGCATTGACGGACCCGCTGTTGAATTGGTGAGTGGCCGCAAGGAATGGTGGATTGACGGCAGACTTCACCGAACTGATGGACCTGCAATTGAATATGCATATGGTGCCAAGAGTTGGTATCTAAACGACGGTCGTTATACGTTTGACGAATGGCTCGACAAAAATCAAGAATTGACCGACGAAGAAAAGGTCATGTATAAATTGGAATATGGATAAAGATGTGCAACCTGTGATTACTGTAAATAAGTATGGTGACAAATTTTGGAAGTTGAACGCCAGACTTCACCGCGAAGATGGTCCTGCCATTGAGTGGGCGACTGGGAAGGACAACAAGGAGTGGTATTTGTTTGGCATACCCTATTTATTTGAAGAATGGCTTGATCAACACCCACATATGACTGACGGAGAAAAAGTGATGTATAAATTGGAATATGGATAATGAAGACAGGCATATTCGAATATGCGTCTGGTGTCAAAGTTTGGAAGTTGGACAGCAAACTTCACCGCGAAGATGGCCCTGCCATGATACATGCAGATGGGCATAAAGAATGGTATTTAAACGGAAACCGTCACCGCACAGATGGTCCTGCTATTGAATGGATAAATGGGGATAAATGGTGGTTTTTGGATGACATTGGTATGCCATTTGAAACGTGGCTTGATAACAACCCAGATATGACTGACGAAGAAAAGATCATGTTTAAGCTACAATATGGTTGACACCATAGCGCCTTGCTGCTATAAAGAACAAGTAAGCAAAAAGGAAACATGACATGACACGCACTGACATTCACCGCCCTAGCGTTATTAATCCTGACGATTATCAGTTCGTATCGTTCCACAGTCATCATGACGATTATGTAGTCAACCTTATTGAGCAAGAGCAATTTCGCACTCACATGGCTAAGACAGGTGGCAAGTTCTCCCGTCATAACCACGGCGGCTCGTGCCACGTTTGCGGCGCACATGCAATGACTGTTGCTCGCTTTCACCATGTTCCAAGCAACACTTATGTCCAGACTGGTGAAGATTGTGCTGAAAAGTTGCATGAGGGTGATGCACTTAATTTCCGCAGCTTCCGTGTTAAAGCCAAGAAAGGTATTGACGCCGCAGCGGGTAAGCGGAAGGCACAAGTTTTCCTTGAGAACGCCAACTTGACTGCCGCATGGGCCATCTATGATGGCGGACTTGACTTCGACCCAAAGTGGGAAGAAAACACCATCTACGACATTGTTCGTAAGTTGGTCCAGTATGGTAGTATATCGGATAAGCAAAAATCATTCATTGGCAATCTTCTTGGCCGGATCGTGGATCGTGCACAGATTGCCGAACAGCGGGCCGCAGAGGTGGCAGCAGCGTTGCCTATCCCTGTAGAAGGCCGTATGGTCGTGACGGGCGCTGTACTCACCCTGAAAGGACAGGAAACAGAGTTTGGTTATGTGACTAAGATGCTGGTTCAGCATGCCGAAGGATGGAAAGTATGGGGCACAGTCCCAAAGGCTCTTGCTGAAGTTAAAAAAGGCCAACAGGTTATCTTTACCGCAACGATCACAGTATCCGACAATGATCCCAAGTACGGGTTCTTCAAGCGGCCAGCCAAAGCGATGGTCGCATAATGGAACCAAAGATGGAAATAGATCGGAAGGGCAACAAATTTTGGCGATTGCATGGTCGACTGCATCGCGAAGATGGGCCTGCCGCTGAATGGGCGGATGGCGACAAGATATGGCGGTTGAATGGGGAAAATCATCGCACTGACGGTCCTGCTATTGAATGCGCAGATGGTGGCAGATTTTGGTGCCAATACGGCAGCACTCACCGAACAGATGGTCCTGCGGTTGAATTTGCTGATGGGTATGTAGAATTCCGATTGCGCGGCAGATACTATACGTTTGAAGAATGGCTGGAAGCAAATACAGAAATTTCAGATGAAGAAAAAGTCATGATGAAGCTACAATATGGATGATACAACGCCAATAATGACTACGGATAGCACAGGCAACAAATTTTGGACGATGAATCGCGGCTACCACCGTACAGACGGACCTGCCGCTGAATGGGCGGATGGCGACAAATATTGGTGGTTGAACGACAGAATTCACCGAGTTGACGGACCCGCTATTGAATCGGCAAATGGCAACAAGGAATGGTGGTTACATGGCAATCATTATACGTTTGATGAATGGCTTGATCAAAATTGCGCATTAACTGAGGAAGATAAAGTTATGTTAAAGTTACAATATGGTTGATACAACGCCAATAATGACTACGGATAGCACAGGCAACAAATTTTGGACGATGAACGGCGACTACCACCGTACAGACGGACCTGCCGCTGAATGGGCGGATGGTGACAACTATTGGTGGTTGAACGACAGAATTCACCGCACTGACGGGCCAGCTATTGAAGAGGCAGATGGTAACAAGCAATGGTATTTGAACGGTCGTCGATTTTATACGTTTGATGAATGGCTGGAAGAAAATACAGAAATTTCTGACGGAGGAAAAGTCATGATGAAGCTAAAATATGGTTAAGTTCTAGCTTGTGCAATTACTCTGCGTTGCCGCAATTGTGTCATTCCTGGCAAAAATGTACCAAACTGTCGATAGTATACAAATTCTGTTTGCTTTTTATCAAATTCATTGGCAATTCCCGCTACGTATTGTGTGCGCAATAGTTGCACGCCTTGAGCAACTTGTTGATTGCGCGTTTTAGTAAAACTATAGTCACCTAATCGCATCGCCCGTGCTTCTTTTTTCCGCAGATCATTATTGATTTTGCCTCGTGATATAATATCCGCAGCTAATAACCAATTCCCATCTTTTACGGACGTGGCGAGATCATACGTGCCTTCTTCTGCTTGCACAGTTCTCCATGTACCAGTGTCAATATACAGACTTAGTAGTGCGTCAAATATTGTTTGTGTGACATATAATATTGGCAACTGTGCAATAAGACGTTTCTGACGATTACGCAAGTCACCAACCCATTCCGCGTATGCCTGCGATTCAGTATACCCTTGTACGTCGTCGGGATCACCTACGCCATATCCGATGACATATTTTCCTGTTGTAGGGTCTTTTTTACGGACGCCTGACCATGTGCGGCGGCTAAGTATCAGGTCTTTCATTCCGTCACTCACAGTTGCCCTACGTACCGGATAACGATAGTCAACTGCAAATGCATTTTGTACGGTAAAGGTTTCCCATTGTATGCGGTATTGGGCTGCAACTATAGTTAACATTATGAAAATCCTCCTGCGCGGTGTTTGTTTACTGTTGGTGCGACATATGCTGCCAATGATGTATAAGAGTAATTATTGCCCCATCCTGCTCTTGCGCCTGTTCGATTATCAAAGTGCATGCCGCCACCTGAGTATACCCCGATGCCGCGTATGCCTATCGTACTTGCAATTTTAACCAGTGAAATTCGGTCAGCATTTGAAAGTGCTGCGCCGGATACGTCGACTGCATGGCCAAGAAGATGCTGTGAGTTTGTTGCGCCGCCAGCAGTTTCATTTCTAGTTGGATCACGTGCACCACTGGAAATAACTAACGAGCGACCAAATTGGCGGGCGACTTCTTCCATAGTGGTAATGAGTGCCGGATCGACACGAGTATCGACGCCTGATTGGAAGGACAATCGTGAATTTGGTGGTAATGTTACTCTGGAAAAGTCATTAAATGACAAGCTACCCGTTTGGCCGTCGAAACTTTCCACATCGACCGGAGCACCATAGTATGTAGTATCACTACTTGTTGTGCCCGATGGTCGCGTAGACACGTCTAAGTGGCCTGCCCATGGTTCATGCTCTGGTACACGTGTCGACACGCTTTCAGTTATGTTTGTGTTGCCTGCATGCTGGACAATGGATGGGGTTGCTGCGGCGGCTGCTGCTGGGCCATTCATATCGATGCGGCCAGCAGTTTCACGGTAGTTGCCTGCGACCCGAATATTACCGTTTGCGTCAGCTTGTAAATTCATGTTGGCTGCACATTTCATATTGAAACTGCCTCTTGCCGCCTCCATTTTTATTCCTTGTGCGCCTAGTGATTTCATATTAATGTCGCCGCCAGATTGTACATTAAAATTTCCACCACAATGTACGTTGAAGTCATTTTCAGCATGATAATTGATACTACCACCTGCATAGATGTCCATATCGCCATTGCGATTTAATTCAATCCAAACATTGCCTTCACGGTTGTTGATGTAGGTTAACCCTAGCGTATCATCCATAAGAATTTGTGCACCACCCGCAGTTCGTAGCCGCATACGCAACCCCTGTCCGTCTTCCAAGCTACCATCGTCCATGACAATAGAATGTCCTGCTGGGCTGCTCATACCACCAACTCGCGAACTTGGATCGCGTGCGGGGGAACTGGTGTTTTGGCCCCGCACGAGATCGTCTTGTATCCCTTGGTTTATCAATGCGGCGTTTTGTGGATGTGGTGATGGCGTAGCGTCTGCCGAGTTAGCAGTCTTAGGGGTTTCTAGTGACATTGTGTTTCCAGCGGTGGTTTCACGCTGGATGCCAGCGCCAGCAATGCCGTCACTTCTGTCAATATCGGGCAATACCCCGATAACAATACCACTGTGCATATCACCACCAAAGGCGACTAATACCTCATTGCCTAGACTGGGCGGCGGACCAAATGCACCGTATGTAGTTTGTCCTACCGAGCCTGCCTCGCCTTCTGGTACAGTCGTTCCACCTGTTGGCAGCATTTGGCGGCACCACATTGCACCCACCCATTCACTGCCATCAGAGTTGTTGGTTGCATCTGCATCAGAGCCAACAACGGCTGTTCCATAGAATTTCATAATCTGTACTCTGATCCGGCCTTTTTTGACAGGGTCTTGATTATTAACCACAATTCCACGGTAAACGCCAGACGGAATTTTGATCCCCTTGGACATGGTATTTTGATTATATGCCTCACGGACCTTGCGGCTATAGGTATCTGAGCTTCTATCTTTTGACATTAATTACTTCCTGTGTTATGCGATCCCTGACTGGAGCGGTTGGAAAAGAGCGGCTAATGCTGCTGCATCAACTTGTTGATTAGTCGTAGTTGAATCTACGCCAGGTGGACTATAGTTCGGCAAGTTGTCCAATATGTCCTGTGCCGTTGGGGTATTTGTTCCTAAGTCACGGACCGCGTTCAAATACATGGTAAACTGTCCACCTGTATAACGGGTAATCACGTCTATTACCGTATAAAATCCACTAATTTCATATTCTACATTGGGCTTGCGTCTACCGTCTGCATCTTCAAACGGATATGGCAACGAACATTTAAGATAAAATCCGTTTGATCCTCGCTCAAAGTCAGCAAGATTTTCGCCGTTTTTTAGCGCGGTATCATAAAAACTGTTAGGTTTCCCTAACCAATATGGGTCACCGCGAATGCCTAGTTCAATGGTCATTAGGTCGGCTTGGTTTTCAATATTGGCTACCAATGCACCAAACTTTAAGTGTCCACCAGTATTATCGTTATCACTGCCTGCTGTGTCTCCGTCACTGATAACGTCTTGTGCAAACCGTAGAGCCATTGCAACTTCGCTGCCTGTCATGCCAGATTCCTGCAGTAGTATTCCGAGTGCTGCGGCTTCTCGTCGGACATCCGTGGCAAATCCCTGTATCTGAGCAGTTGTGTTTGCAACAGTGGCGGCATCAGAATTGCGATTTTGTTCCCCAAATGGACCGGGCTGGCTAAGTGTGATTCGGTTTTCAGCGCTTCGCTGTGACCTTCCTAATTCTGATATTTGGGATTTCAGTTGTGATATGTTATCAATTAGTACGCCTAATGGACTGTCATTTGCTCCGGCCTGCGTCGGTGCCGTTATATTTGCGTTGCCAAGCATACCACCACCATAAGGTGTGGTGTGGTAATATGCGTAATCAATTGAAATATCAAATTCTAATACCTCTGTGTTGCCACCTGTAAAAATGTAATCATATTTTTTACGTAATAATCCTCTGTCTTTTAACGCCTGCACTCTGCGAGCCTGAATAGCTGCATTGGTGATGCCGCGAACATATTGCTCTGGGCTTAATATTTGTTCGGGCTTGATATACGGAATAACACGGTAATAACATTTTCGGGTATAGTCGCCTCGTAACCAGTCATAGTCCTCATATATCACATCGGCCACTACCTTGTGAAATACTGGCAACTGAGCCAAGTCTGTGGTCACATCATCACTGGGGTGCGGTCTTGCAAATTCAGAATTGCCACTACCTTCTAGCACAATCTGTTTATATTCTGCTGTTTGGCTCAATATAATATTGACAATATCCGTTAAGTTTGATCCGTTAGTAATAGTTATTTGTAATAAACTGTCGCCTGAACCTACGCCTGCTGAAATAATATTAACATTGTCGTGTGTTTGTTCTTCGGTAATTGCTTGAAATTGCCAATTCTTCCAGTCACCGATTGAATCGTCGAATGTGATATCAAAGGTGTCAGCAAACAATTGATCAACTGAATACACGATGGCATCTTCAGCAGATCGGTTAGCCAACTTGACAAATTCCGTGAAAAACTCACCGACCGTACTAGCTAAAATTGTCACCTGATTTTTGATTACGTTGCTCAAATAATTATAAGCACTGGTTGAGTTTTCAATTGCAGTGATGCTATAATTTGTACCACCTTCGTCAACCTTAAATTGGAAATCTGTGATCTTGATTGGATAATAAAATACCTGTGGGTGCTTGTGGGCCAATCCGTCAGACTTTCGGCCATTAAATTCTATTACTAATATATATACCGCCTGCTTGTGATCTACAATTCCCATTGCGGCAGCGTTGCGCCGAATAGTATCCAATAGCGTAACACCATTTGCTTCGGCCACTTGTATTGTGAATCTATTTACGAACGTGTTTCGCACCCTGTTGTGCCCTACAACATACTGCTGTTCGAGGTTGTTAATATTGTAATCCGCAACACCAGCGTTATCTATGATTAATGCTGCATTACCACCGAACTGCGGAAGGTTTTTTTCCATTTGTGGCGTGTTTTCAGGTTTAATCATATACAATTTGAGATTGTATGTATAGGTCTCGTATACATTTAGGGCGTTGGGTAAATAGGTCATTATAATCCTGCGATAAAGTTTCTGTTAGGGACTAATATAGTTAGTCCCGTGGTGAAGTCATTGATGGGGTCAAGAATTAAATTCTTGTTATAAACAACAAACACCCACCAATATGCCGCTTCGCCATAACGCTCATATGCCAATATATCTGGTCGCTTATTGTATTTTTGTGTTAGTGTAAACACTGTTGTTTGTGAGTAATTTGGCCTGATTGAAGGGTTATACATCGTTGTATAACCGTTTACTACCGGAGTTGCACTCAGGTGACTAGTTTGTTTGTAAGCCATTATAAGAATCCTCTTTTGTATCCAGTGCCTTGTGCAAATTCACCTAGATTGAAGCTATTTTGCTTGCTAGCGGAATATTGTGGTATCAGACTGATAGCAATTGTCATCATTGCCGGAATTTGTACAGTTTCACCATTGACCCCGACTTCCACATAATCTGTATCGTCCTCATAGTTAAAGGTGAAATCACCGATTAACACTGGGACGCGGTGAAAGTTATATGTGCCATATGCATTAAACTCACACACAGGGGGCGGGGTGCCGCGTTCATCATCACTTGTGCCGAAATTCATTTTACTCATTACTCGTAGGAAATGCATAACACCTACCGTGTATGCTGCTTCTTCTGGGGTCTGACTGGCAAACACCCCTGAAATTTGAATAGAAGGATTTCGGGTCCTGCTATATGCATTTTGCTGGTAGTTGGTATGAACTAGGTCATATTGACTATATTCCACGGTATGGGCTACGTTAATATTTGGAGTGAATGGGAATATAATGCCGTTTGTTGTGCGCAACGCTGCGCCTGGGCCTTCGAACGGCACATTATAATTTGTTTCAAATGCTGCCACGCCACTTCGACCGGAGTATGCAGAACCTCTAGGTGATAATCTTGCTCTTAAATCTTTGCGTGGTGCCATTTTATTTCCCGATAAATACCAGTGATAATATACCTATATAATTAGGCATACACTGTGTGATGATATTTATCAGCCAAAAAATAGTGTTTGACATCAATGGGTTAAAGTATTATAATAGTATAGAACAGGAAACCAAAATGGCTAGAAAAAAATCCACGAAATACTTAAACAACAAAGACATGCTAAGAGAAATCCATTCCAGCAAATTAAGTTATTGTTATGCGATGGATGATAAATTTATGACCTTTGACCTTATTGTCGAAGACATTAATGATATCAATGACGAGACAATCCAACAAGCTAAAGAAAACAAGGCACGCCGCTTGTCCGGCCTTGGATATGAAAAAGGGATCACCAAATGGGACGCTGAATCTGGCAAACTAGCTACTAAGCCTAAGCAGGCTGAATTTAAGGTTGACGCCAGCACCATAGATACAGACGACGTTGTAATCCGTGTCATGACTTATAATCATATCCCAGAAGCGCCAGGTCGCAAGAAAAATCCAAAGACAGTGGCAGACAAGCATGAACGCCTAAATTTCCCTCCATTCCAGCATCATGCGTGTGTGGACGGTACGTGGCAAGAAGTTTTGCGGTCACACTGGCAAGATGGGTTTGCAAACGGGTCATTCCGGCTGGATCATGGTGGTCTTACCCCTGAGTTGGCCAAGATGATGATGAAGTTGGTAGAACGCTATGCTATGCGTGGCAACTGGCGTGGCTACAGCTACCGTGACGAAATGGAGTCATCAGCCTTGTTACAACTGAGCGAAGTAGGCCTAAAATTCAATGAGGCACGATCAGACAACCCATTCGCATATTACACTCAAATTTTACAAAATTCGTTCACTCGTGTGTTGAACTTAGAGAAGCGTAACCAACATATTCGTGACGATATTTTACAAGACAGTGGGTACATGCCCAGCTTCAATCGTCAAATCGACGACGAAGTTGCACAACAACGTGCCCGTGAGGATGATATCGAAAAAGGCCAACAAGAGCTTAAAGACCGTGGTTATAATATTCTTTGACATCAATGACTTATCATGATATAATATTGTAAAATAAGGCAACATATGACAACTAATTTATTCAAACATGCCGCTATATTTAGCGATATCCATTTCGGTATGAAGAACAACTCCAAAATCCACAACAACGACTGTGAACGGTTCATTGACTGGTTCATTAATGAAGCCAAAGCCAGAGGATGCGAAACTTGCATTTTTTCTGGTGACTGGCATCATAACCGTGCCAGCGTGAATGTCTCCACCCTAAACTATTCAGTCAGGAACTTACAAAAATTGAGCGCCGCTTTTGAAGAGGTATATTTTGTCGTGGGCAACCATGATTTATTCTATCGTGAAAAGCGTGAACTCAACTCATTCCCGTATGCAGAGTTATTAGATAACATGCACATTATCAATGATCACATCACTGAAATTGGTAATGTTGCATTGGTTCCGTGGTTGATTGGTGACGAGTGGAAACAAATGAAGAAACTGAAATCCAAATATGTTTTTGGTCATTTTGAGCTTCCACACTTCATGATGAACGCAGTGGTGCAAATGCCTGACCAAGGTGAGTTGAACGCAAGTGATTTCAAATCGGCTGATTATGTGTTCAGTGGGCATTTCCACAAGCGACAAACTAAAGACAAAATTCATTATCTGGGTAGCCCCTTTGCACATAATTATGCAGACGCATGGGACGAGGATCGCGGCGCAATGTTCCTAGAATGGGACGGGGTGCCAACATACGTGAACTTCGAAGGTCCACGGTATGTGCGATTAAATCTGAGTGACCTGATCGATAATCCTAGTGACTATTTAAATGATCGAACTTATTGTCGCGCAGTCCTAGACGTCCCTATCAGCTACGAAGAAGCCAATTTTATTAAAGAAACATTTATGACTCAATTTAATCCCTGTGAACTATCACTTATACCACAGAAAAAAGAAGAACACAACTCCGATCCTATCCAAGAGGGCGAATTCAGTGTGGAAAGTGTGGACCAAATTGTCTACCAACAGTTACAGACGGTTGAATCTGACATGATCCAGCAAAAGCTGCTCATGGATATATATAAGGACTTATAAATGAAAGATATTAAAGAAATAGACACCCGCGTAACAAATATGAGTAACCGTGCCCACAAAAATGGAACATTGTTATCAGACGACCCTGAATTTAAAGAACTCGTAGAGGCGCTGATGGAGGCAAATCATGACGATCTAATGGTATTACTAGGTGCTGCCATGTCAGAGGCCAACACGCTACCCACATGGCTTACAGAAGGACTACAAGATGACTAAATTTATAACCCCAGGAACCATGCCAACGGCATACGAAGCCGAATTATTGATCATTTTGATTGAAGAATGCGCGGAAGTTGCTCAGCGTGCAACCAAGATGTTGCGATTTGGTATTGACGAAATTCAACCTGGACAGCCTCTCGATAATGCAGATAGGCTTTCGGACGAGGTAGGTGATCTTGAATGCATGATCCTTAAATGTGCCGACCATGGGTTGATTTCAGGCAAGAGAAAACATGATGCCCACCGGAAAAAATGGGATAAGCTCGCTAAATTTATGCAACAGGAAGCACCTAAATGATTAGTATTAAGAACATCACACTCAAAAATTTTATGTCGGTCGGAAACGTGACCCAAGCTGTTAATTTCCAAGACTCAGGTTTAACGCTTGTATTAGGTAATAACTTGGACTTGGGTGGCGACGGTGCACGAAATGGCGTGGGCAAGACTACAATGGTCAACGCATTAAGCTATGCACTATATGGTAACGCGATCACCAACATTCGTAAAAATAATTTGATCAACAAAACAAACAGCAAGGGCATGTTAGTAACTGTTGAATTTAGTGTTGGCACTACAGAATATCGTATTGAGCGCGGACGCAGTCCAAATGTATTAAAATTCATGGTTAACAATGTTGACGCAATTGAAGAAACTGATGAGGGCCAAGGCGAAATGCGTCTTACTCAGCGTGAGATCGAGAATGTCATTGGTCTGAACCACATCATGTTCAAGCATCTCATTGCACTGAATACCTACAATGAACCATTCCTTGCTCTTAGTGCCAACAATCAGCGCGAAATTATTGAAAATCTGTTAGGCATTACATTGTTATCTGAAAAAGCGTTGGTACTCAAAGAACTGTTAAAGAATACACGGGACTCTATCAAAGAAGAAGAATACCGTATCAAAGCCGTAGAAAATGCCAATGAACAAATTAAAAAAAGCATCACTGATTTGAAACGGCGTCAGCGGGTATGGGCACAAAAGAACCAAGAGACTGTTGCCGATCTTGTGCGAGAAGTTGCAGAGCTTACAAGCTTAGACCTAGAAAAAGAACTAGAACAACACCTAGAACTTGACGCCTATAATAAAACCCAACTGGTACTCGCCGATCACAACAGAGCCATTGCTAATTTTGATGCAACCTTGATGCGTGAACAACGTATTAAAGATAAGGCACAAAAAGACTTAGTTGCCGCACAGAACCATAAATGTTATGCATGTGAGCAAGATTTACATGACGTGTCAAATACTACCATTATCGAGACTAAAACACAAGACGTCGCAAATGCTATACAAGAAATTGCGGCTGCTGAAAATGGTGCTGCTGAGATTAAAGAAGCTATTAAGGGCCTTGTCCAGCTAGGGTTGCCGCCAGTTACTAAATATGCGACAGCACAAGAAGCTTACGAACGCCAAAATCAACTAACCACATTACAAAGCAAGCTGGACGACGCCAGCACAGCCGAAGACCCATATTCTGATCAAGTCAAATCACTTGAGGAAAGCGGGTTACAGGCTATCGATTGGGATATCATGAACAACTTTCATAACTTACGGGAACACCAAGATTTCCTTTTGAAGTTGCTTGTGAACAAGGACAGCTTCATTCGTAAGCGGATTATCGAACAAAATCTACAGTATCTTAACTCACGGTTGAACTATTATTTGAACAAGCTGGGCCTCCCACATGAGGTAGTATTCCAGAGTGACCTGTCTGTAGAAATTACAGAATTGGGACGTGAACTAGACTTTGATAATTTGAGCCGTGGTGAGCGGAATAGATTAATCCTTGGTCTTAGCTGGGCGTTCCGTGACGTGCATGAAAGCACTAACATGCCCATTGACTTTATGGCTATCGACGAATTAATCGACAGCGGTATGGACAGCAATGGAGTTGAAAGTGCTCTAACTGTGTTAAAGAAAATGCACAGAGATCGCAACAAAAACATTTTTCTTATTTCACACAGAGAAGAACTTGTTGGCCGTGTCAACAATACACTGTATGTGATGAAAGAAAATGGATTTACCAGCTTTAGTACCGAACAAGAGGTTGACATTGTATAAAATAATTGTTATACTAAATCTAATGTTCGCTACGATTACGAACAAGCCACGCTATAGTAATAGCGTGGTTTTAATTGAAATGATTAATAGTGACATCAAAGAGTAAAGCAAAAGGCGGTGCATGGGAACGTGACATCGCCAATTTCCTATCTAAATTATATGACTCTCCCTTCATGAGGGTCCCACAAAGTGGGGCATGGACCGGAGGTCAAAATGCTGTCCGAAAAACTCATATGAGCGAGGGACAGATTAGACATATGAAAGGCGACATCGTTCCGCCCGACGATTGGAATAATTTCAATTGTGAGGCCAAGAACTATGCAAGTTTTGCCTTTCATCGTCTATTGTTCAAAGTTCCAGTCCCACAATTAGAGGACTGGTTAGATCAAATCAAAGATGCTGAAGACGAGGGTGACGTAAACATGTTGTTTATGAAAATCACTCGGATTGGCAAATTTGTTGGGTTTGAAGCCCACCAGCCGTTCACAACTCATCGTCATGTCGATTATACTGACAAAGACGGTCGAGATTGGAAACTAACTGAGTTTGATAGTTTTTTCGAACTTAACGCATCAGCTTTTCGAGATGCACACAAATAAGAATTACATACCATTGGATTTTGGGTATTAAAACTGAAAATTCCCTAGCGGACCACCCCCCAATTATGGCTCACATCGAACCCTTATAGAGATGACACAAACGTCTCGATATCTATACTAGAGATTCAATTTCTCGATATAACCCACAGAACCCTACATAGCGACCTTACAAAACACCTTGAGGAAACGGAAGCCATTGCTTGCGTCTACGGAACTGGTGAGTCGCAGTCATCTATGCATCTGGCTTGACGTCCAGAAAATGAGTAGGCTCTCCTGACCAATTGGACCCTACAGGTAGCGACAGTGTTAACATAACAGCACATCGTGTTCCCGCGTTGATTAAGTAGAATATAAAAGGGTATCGCTCAACCGCCCTTTCCCGGCTATACAGGGTTATTCTGTTATGAAGTGGTCCCGAACGATTGTTTGGGTTGCGACGGTAAGGTATGAACAAGTACGACCGAAACAATAGCCGCACTTAGCTGTAATAGGCTAAGTGCGGCTATTACTCTGGTAAACTATATATGTATTAGATATAGTTATAATCTGTTTAAGAATAATATATGGTTTATAATAGTAAAGAAAGATGATCATATACCGAATGGAAATGAGCAAAGCTCATTGACTAAGAGGTATATGAATCACGAAGGGATATGAAATATCCCTTATACGACAGACATATGATCTAACATATTACGGTTGAGGATATTCCGTCTTGTAGTTAGAGGTATTCTACACCCTTTGTCCCAGTTTCCGCTTTCTGTTTAGCACTGATACGTTCAACATATACGTTAACACGTGAAGATGTCATGTGTCCTATATCTGCGTATTGCAGTGATCCCTTAGCGGCAAGTACCACATCAATTAAATATGTTTCGATATCCTCCACCTCTTTAGCAAGGCTGTCTAAGTAATCGGAAAGTTTATTCCGATCAAGGTCTGCTATCGTGGCTAGAAAAAATTTACAGGATTGATATCCACTGCCGTCTTATATTCATGCTGACATTTTTCACAGGTAATATTGAAAGTGTTATCCATTTCACCATTACTCAATTCAATAATTTTTGCAATGATTATTTTATATGTTTCTTTATTCATGTTTTGCACCCATCCTAAGATGAAATCAGGACTGGTCACGTCTTCTTCGTCATGTGGGGTCACTCTGATAATATTTTCGGCAACCAGCGCAATTTGGATTAAACTACTTGCTGCCATAGCCTCATCAAATGCTTTTGTTTTTTCCTCTTTGTCCACATTATCAGAAATTAAAATTTGCTGTATACGGTGTTGGTGAAATTCCTGCACCTTTGATTTTACTTGTGTTTCTAGGCTATATGGTCGAACTTCAATCACAGTCTTATCGTTTAATGTGACAGTAGTTTCGGTCGAAATGCTGCCAACGCTGTTCAACATAGTCCCCAAACTCAATTCATATTCGGCGGGTTCTGAACATGACGGGCATGTACTGCTAATTTCAATATTCTTTTTACCTGCTGCCATACGGATACCGATAAGAATAGAGTCAATATCACATTGCGGGATTTCCTTTGGATTCACAATGTCTGGGACACAACTACGAAACAATTCATATAATGCCTCGCCGTTAAATAGGACGTCGGGGCTTTTTAGTATGATTTCATCTCTGATAGTCATGGGCATAATACCCAATTCATTATCAACACTTAGCGTAATTCCGCTAGGATAATGTGCGCCTTTACTTGGCAATTCCAAATAATATGATTTGTTTCGAAATAATTTTTGTAGTGGGTTGTTTGTCATTTAAATCTCGCTAAATACTATGAGTAATAACTTTACTAGTAGTATTTATCTACGTATTTAAAGGACGAAAAATGGCAAACAAAGAAATGCAGGACCTTTATATTGCTGGTGAAAAGATAACTGTGCCTGCATGGTCAACTGAAACTACATTAAGCGCTGTCGCAGGCTATAGTGAGGCAACGGCGAAGTCGCTTGATGCTATGCTCAAGTCACAGGGCAAGGAAGGCGCTATAGCTAGAGATAACAAGAAAATCTTTAGCAATATATTAACTGCACAAAAAAACACTGTTGACCAGGCCGAAACTGCTGCCAAGAATGCTCAAAAAGATGCCAAGAATGCGGATAAGGCAAGCAAAAAAGAATTAGCAGAATTAAAGAAGGCAAGCGACGAGCGCGTCACAAGCCTCAAATCCTTCACCAAATCCTTCAACGACCAAGATTTAGAAGGTATGACTAAGGCAATTGCTGGCACTGGCATGCTTGGGGTTGCAGCAGGTATTGCGGTTGGTACCGTGGTACAATTTAGTAAAGACTTGACCGAAATGTCGAATATTGGTGTAGGGTTTGGTGATACATTACTAGAACTTAAAGCACATTCTACTGCTACTGGGTTGAGTTTGGCCGACTATGGTAAGCTTGTTTCTGGAAACCTTGACGGCATGATTGCCCTAGGTGGTACTGTTCACGAAGGTGCGCGGTTATTCAGTGGACTAAGTAGACAAATTAGAGATGCATCAAACGATTTCCATCAATTCGGTTTATCCAATATGGAAATGAACCAAGTTATTGCGGATGAAATTGAATTGCGTCGCAAATCAGGCATGCAACAATCATTGATTGCTGGTAACGTGGCAGCAAGCATGAACGACTTGATGCTGGAAACCTCTGCATTGGCTAACATTACAGGACAAGACAGACGCGAAGTAATGCGTGCCCGTAATGAAGCCATGAATGACGAGGTGACATCCGCATTCATAGGCACGTTAAGTGATGCTGCTAGAGATAATGTACTAGGTACAAGTGCAATTTTCAGCAAGTTAGGTGCGGCTGGCGACACTATGTTTTCATCAATATTCGGAGGCATGGCATCTGGGGTAGATTCTGATGTCATAAACGGTGGCGTATTAGCTAAATTAACAGCATTAAGCCCTGAGATCGGAACAATGATATCTGGGATAGATGACTTTATCACGGCCAACGTAGGCAACGAGAGCAACCCAGAATATCTAGCAGAATTAACTTCAATGGTTGGAAACATGCAAAATGCAATCTCCGGCGACGAACGCGAGAGGTTATCTCTTATAGCCTTGACAAATGGCTCACAGGCTGAAAACGCCAGATTGTTATTAGGTATGCGCCGTGACGCCGCTGGATTGAACACTGACGCTGCCGAAAATCAACAAGAATTTATACGTACTAGCGTTGAAATGGCGCTATCACCACTGATAGGACTAGGATCAACGTTTGAGGATGCAGCGGTCACATTGCAGTTGGCAGCATTAGAAACAGTGATTGGTGGGTTTGATACCCTTATGGCCAAACTGATGGGTGATTCTGACATAGTGGGGGCCGCAGGCACCAGCATGATCGGGGCGCTAGATGCACTTACAGCAGCATATACTGATACAAACCTCGTAGGTGGGACATATAACCTACTTAAGGACGTTGATAAGTCCACACTCCTTATGGCTGGTGCTGCTACCGCCCTGTTGGGATATTTGCGTGGTCGAGAAGGCGCAGGCGCAGGCAGCGGCGTCGGCGGCACAATACTTAGCGGCCTTGGTGTATACACTGCAATTGCATGGGGCAAATCTGTAGTCACTAGGGCCACTGTTGGTGCCGTTAACATCGTCTCGAATGCGGCCACAGCCGCCCGCACTGCTGCGGTGGCCACAGCCCGTGTAACGTCAACGTCAGCCGCCGCAGCCGCTAGGGAAGCATCTGCTATTATTACCGCCCGCTCTATTGCAGCCCGTGAGGCGGCAATAGTCGTCGCCAACGCGGCCCGTGTAACGTCAACGTCAGCCGCAGTCAAAGCTGTACAGGTTATGGCCAACGCGGCAAGAATTTTAGGCGGTCCTGTATCATTGGCCGCACAGTTCATCGCCGCGCCTACCGCCGCAGGTGACGGCACAATGCCCGAACCAGACGATTACCGCGCAGCAATTGAAGCAGCCACAGAGTCAAATCGCGCGGATGCCGTTAGGGAATCTCGTATATATAAAAATGAAACGCGAACCCAACGGGCAACTGACCTTCCACCAATTATTGAACACAATGCCCCCATTCAGGCAGGACAAGTAAGACCAACCGAAACTGGTGCACTAGAAACTGGTATGACGACAGATAATGCTTGGCGTCATGGAATCAGAGGGCAGAGATTCTTAGAATCGCTGATGCCATCACCGCCAGTTGTTGAAGTTTATGTCGAGCCGATAATCAACGTTCATGCACCAGCCGTGCCATCTATTGTTATTCCAGAACAAGATACTCCAACAATCAATGTTCATGCACCAGCTATTGTAGTTCCAGAGCAAGATGTCCCAGCTATCAATGTTCATGCACCAGCTATTGTTGTTCCAGAGCAAGATGTCCCAGCTATCAATGTTCATGCACCAGCTATTGTTGTTCCAGAACAAGATATTCCGACAATAAATGTCCCTGCACCAGTTGTACCAGCTATTGTTGTTCCAGAACAAGATATTCCGACAACCAATGTTCATGTACCAGCTATTGTTGTTCCAGAACAGGTAGCCCCAAATATCAATGTCCCTGCACCAGTTGTACCAGCTATTGTTGTTCCAGAACAAGATATTCCGACAATAAATGTCCCTGCACCAGTTGTACCAGCCGTCGAAGTTCGCGCTGAACTTATCGAAAACATTCCTAATGCATTGGCCAACAATCGCAACGTATCACCAATTATTGACCAATCTGAGCGCACCCGTCCAGAGCAACCAAAGCCAACAAAACATGGTGCCTCAGAAACTGATATAAAAACAGATAGTGCGCGACGAAACAGCCAACGTGAAAAAGACTTGGTAAAAGAGCAAGAACAACAGGCACATCATTATCAAAATTATCAAAAACACGCACAAGAAACTAATCATTTACTTCGCAGATTAATCACTGCTTTTGAAAACAACTAAATATTGGCAATAGAAACAAAGAAGGTAATACTAATATGAGCTGGCGCAAGCATTTTACGACATACAACGGACAACAAAGCCCAATCAGTGGTGCAAGAAAAGGAGGCAACGATAGTGCAAGCCGCTTCCAAAGCTGGTTGCCGGAGGTATATACAGGCCAACCCAACAGAATGGATCGTTATATGCAATATGACGCCATGGACCAAGATAGTGAAATCAACACTGCATTGGACACTATTGCTGAGTTCTCAACCCAACAAGACGAAAGCACCACCACTCCATTTGTTATTGAATGGAATGATGATCCAACCGAAACTGAAAGTGAAGTTTTACAGACTGTACTAAAACAATGGTGTCGTGTCAATGACTGGGACCGCCGTTTATTCAATACATTCCGTAATACTGTAAAATATGGCGACCAGCCATTTGTTCGTGATCCAGAAACATGGAAATTGTTTTATGTAAATCCATCGGACGTTATGCGTGTTATTGTTGACGAGGCAAATGGCAAAGAACCTGCACAGTATGTTCTTAAAAACCTTGATCCTAATTTCCAAACATTAATAGCAACCACACCACATAATGGCGGTCATCAAATTGCTGGACTGGGTACTATGCAATCACGGAATGTAGCACAGGTAAACAATGTGAACGGCATGGGTAGCGAAACTGAAACCACAGTAGACGCGTCTCATGTTATTCATATCGCTATTACAGACGGTATGGACTTGAGTTGGCCATTTGGTAATAGTATCTTAGACGCTATTTTCAAAACATACAAGCAAAAAGAATTACTAGAAGATTCAATCATTATCTATCGTGTCCAACGTGCACCAGAACGTCGTATCTTTTATATCGATG